TAATGCAATTTAAGGGTATCAAATAAAATCGATCATTTTTCATCATTGGAAAATTATTGGAAAGTTTTTTTTTAAAAAAAAATAACATAATATTAGTCATACATACATTAGATAGATAGGAGAAGGGAGTTTCCTTCTCATCGAGAAGGAAGGAAACGACTCTTCGACGTCAATTTGCCAGAATTGCCAGTCCAAGCCATTATATATATATAAAATGTGAACTTTAACAGAAACTTGTTTTCGCCTTATCACATTTTTCACTCGCAATCACTATCAGATATTAAGAGTGTATCTTGAGAGTATGGGATTAATTCATAATCTACATTTATAGACCATACATTCCAGCGGTCCATACTCATCAAGTCAAAGTTAGGAAGAGTATTTGTGAAGACAAATATTCGTGGTCTGTCAAATCTACATTTCTTAGGGTAATTTCTTTTATCATAAGCAACACCATTTTTTATTACTTCAAGACCAGCGTAGAAATCTCCTAACTTATCTTTTTTCATTCCTCTTGGCATATCGCATATGTAAGAGGATTTTTTTGGTCTACCATAGACCCATTGGAAGATATCTTCCATTAATCTGAAGGGGGGAATCTCCTCTGCAAGATTTATATATTCACAATATTCGGAAAATAAACTTTTTCCAATATTACCTACATTATCATAAATTAAATCTACTTTTCTTAAGTCAAATATAGACATCATATTAAGCAATTTGCTTTGATATGGACGGAGTTCATAATTTTTAAATATAGTTAGTTGCTTTGTTTCAATAGCAGGTGGGAAATCTTCTAATTTCCAAGGTCCTTCTATTCGTGTATTTTCTTTAATTACATAGAAGTCATTATTTTGATTTTCGTTAGACGTTATAGTATAATGTATTCCAGTTATGGAGGGGATTTTATGTAAGAAAGACTTTACTTTTAAGGAGAGTCTCCCTTGATAATGATATTTCTTTTTGGTTTCACCTTGTTCCAGTTGCCAAACGGCTTTTTTGGATATTCTATTTAAAAAATCAATTAATTCTTGACAGGGTCCTTCGTATACATTGTCATCTGAATAATAAGTGAAATCATAAACACAAACTTGAGATTTTTGTTTTGTCATTTTATATTTTCTATTAAGAAAAAAAAAATAAATTAAATTTAATTCAAAATTATTATCTCATTATATATTATATGCCATATAAAAAAAAAACATATAGAAAAAAGAGACCTGTTCGCAAGAGAGTTTATCGAAAGAAACCAATGATACCTCGTGGGTTAAGACAAGCAATTATGCCTTTACAAAGAGATATAACTCATTTCGTCAATTCAACTTATGCAGCACTTCCTACAGGGTGGAAGTTCGGTACAGCAGGAACCCATTATAATACTATTCAGTGTTCCCAAGTTTTTCATTTAGGGATGTTAGACCAAACAACTGATTTCTCAAATATATTTCAACAATATAAGTTAAACTGTGTTATAGTTTCTATAACTAATTTACATAATTCAAATCAATCAAATGGTACATCTACATCTTCTCAAGTATATTTCGGAGGTAATATAGTTGGCTATGCTGAAAAAAATATGCAAGGTGGTACTTTAGATAGTGCTATCGAGCAAGGATATTGGGACCAGAGACCAGGTAAGAAAACTTTTACATTACCTAATTCAAGACCAAGGGTTTTTAAAATATATCCTAAAATATTAGTTCCAAGTTATTTAACTGCTACAACAACTCAAACTCAACCTCGTAAATCTGGTTGGTTGCCTACTACAACATCAGGTATGGAAATACCTCATTTCGGTTTAAATATGCAATTTTCATATGTAGACCCTAATCAAAGATTTCGGAGATTCGAAGAAACAATCACAAATGCACCTATAAACTTCCGTGTAAATTATAAATTCTTAATGCAATTTAAGGGTATCAAATAAAATCGATCATTTTTCATCATTGGAAAATTATTGGAAAGTTTTTTTTTAAAAAAAAATAACATAATATTAGTCA